TACTTATAATATGTACTTATAAAGACATAGAAGTATATAGGGTACTGTCGTAAGTTCATAATCCATTGTCTCCCTGAAAGGATAAAGACATGACTAAGCCGTCAGGCAACAAGATTGGTCGTCCAAAGAAGTCAGACCTTGCTGCTATCCGAGAGAACAGGTCTGTAGGTCGTCCCAAGGGCACTGCTGCCATCATCAATGAGTACCGTGATCGGATGCTCAATAGTCCTAAGTCAGAGAAGGTCTTGCAGAAGATCATGGATGCTGCACTACAGGATGAACACCCACACCAAGCAGCAGCCTGGAAGATCATAGCTGATCGTATCATTCCTGTGTCTGCTTTCGATCAAGCCAAGCAGTCTGGTTCTATGCCTCAGATCAGCATTAATATCTCTGGTCTGAATGAACCAAAGGTTTCAACCTCAGACGATGTGATTGATGTATGACAGCTTTAAACTTTCAACTTCTGGAATGGCAAAAGAAAGTATTTACAGACTCTACACGCTTTAAGATCGTAGCTGCTGGTCGCCGGTGCGGAAAGTCCCGATTGTCGGCTGTAACGCTGCTTATAGAGGCTTTAAACTGCCCTGATGGTTCGTCTGTGATGTATGTGGCTCCTACGCTAGGACAGGCCCGTACGATTATCTGGGACTTGATACATGAGCTTGGAAGGCCAGTCATCAAGTCCAGCCATGTGAACAACCTTGAGATCACGCTGATCAACGGTAAGAAGATTCTGGTCAGAGGTGCAGACAATCCTGACAGTCTTCGTGGTGTGTCGTTAACCTACCTCGTGATGGACGAATGTGCGTACATCAAGCAAGAGGTTTGGGAAAAGATTCTTCGAGCAGCTTTGTCTGACCGTAAGGGTCGTGCACTGTTTATTTCTACTCCTGCTGGTCGTAACTGGTTTTACGACATGTTCAAGCTGGGACAGTCTGAAGAAGACGAAGAGTGGAAGTCATGGCACTTCACGACTCAGGACAATGAAACAATTGATCCTAAGGAAATTGAGGCTGCTAAAAGAACCCTAAGTTCATTTGCTTTTAAACAAGAATACTTGTCTAGCTTTGATACCGCTGGTGCTGACATCTTCAAGTCAGAGTGGTTCAAGAAGTCTGAAGAACCTCAGTATGGCTCCTATGTCATCGCTGTGGACTTAGCAGGTTTTGAGGATGTTGCTAAGAATGCTGGTGCTGCTAAGAAAAGACTAGACGAATCTGCCATTGCTGTTGTTAAGGTAACGGACAACGGTGATTGGTGGGTGAAGAAAATCATTCATGGTCGATGGGACATCCGAGAGACTGCTGCAAAGATTCTGATGGCTGTCAGAGACTTTGAGCCTTTGTCTGTCGGTATCGAGCGTGGTGCGCTGAAGAACGCAGTGCTGCCATACCTTAACGACCTGATGCGTAAAAACAACATCTACGCACACATCACGGACCTAACGCACGGTAACAAGAAAAAGAATGATCGTGTGATTTGGTCTTTACAAGGTCGTATGGAGCATGGTCGTATCACCTTTAACGAGGATGAGGACTGGGAAGAATTCTATGACCAGTTGATTATGTTCCCAACACAAGGAGTGCATGATGACTTGGTTGATGCTTTGTCTTATGTCGATCAGCTTGCTGTCGTTAACTATCAGCAAGACTACGAAGAAGACGAATACCGAACACTTGACATTATATCGGGGTACTAAATGAAACAAGGACTCTACGCAAACATCAACGCTAAGCGCAAGCGCATCGAAGCTGGCTCTGGTGAAAAGATGCGAAAGCCCGGCACCAAAGGTGCTCCGTCTGCTAAAGACTTCAAGGATGCAGCCAAGACTGCTAAGAAGGGGAAAAAGAATGGCTACTAAAAAGACAATCCCAATGAAAGAGTTTAAGCCTTGTCCTGGTTGCCCTACTCCGGCTAAGTGCAAGAAAGCCGGTAAGTGCATGATGAAGGAAAAGAAAAGTGACTACTGACTCTAGGCTTACCCGTGCCGGTGTGTCCGGTTACAACAAGCCCAAGAGAACCCCTAACCATCCTACCAAAAGCCATGTTGTTGTCGCCAAGGAAGGTGATCAAGTCAAGACTATTCGATTTGGTCAGCAAGGCGTAACTGGCTCTCCTGATGGTTCTGCCCGTAACGAAGCATTCAAGGCTCGTCACGCCAAGAACATTGCTAAGGGTAAGATGTCTGCTGCGTACTGGGCCAATAAGGAAAAATGGTAATGGAAGAAAACCACAACATTGAAATGGATGAGCCTTCCGAGAATGACAAGGAACTTGTCTCTTGGATCACTGATCACATTACCCGCTGGCGGGATCATCGTGATGCTAACTACATGGATAAGTGGTTAGAGTATGAGCGTATCTTTCGTGGGATTTGGGATTCAAGTGATCGACAGCGCGATTCGGAACGCTCTCGCATCATCTCTCCAGCCACCCAACAAGCCGTAGAGACTCGCCATGCTGAAATCATGGAAGCCATCTTTGGCAATGGTGAATTCTTTGACATTGACGATGACATCCGTGATGTAGACGGTAATCCGATGGACATTGAAGCCCTCCGACTACAGTTGATGGAGGATTTCAAGAAGGACAAGATCAAGAAATCTGTTGATCAGATCGAACTGATGGCAGAAATCTACGGTACCGGCATCGGTGAAATCATCGTCAAGAGTGAAACTGAGTACATCCCGGCTACTCAACCGATTCCTGGGGTGGCTCAAGCCGCTGCAATCGGTGTCAATGAGACTGAACGAGTTGCAGTTAAGCTAAAACCAGTCAATCCTAAAAACTTTTTGATTGATCCCAACGCTGACAGCATTGATGATGCTATGGGCGTGGCGATTGAGAAGTATGTTTCTCTGCACAAGATCGTTGAAGGCATCGAAGCAGGCATCTATCGCAAGGTAGACATCCAGCCTGACAGCGAAGATGCTGAGTTAGAGCCCACCCAAGATCCGAAACAGTACCAAGATGACAAGGTTCGTCTGGTAACTTACTACGGTTTGGTGCCTCGTGAGTACTTGTCTGAGAACGAAGAAGCAGAATTTGAAGAATTATTCCCTGAGGATTCTCCTGGGGACAAGTATTCTAACCTTGTAGAAGCGATTATCGTCATTGCGAACGACAGTCTGCTGCTCAAGGCTGAAGAAAACCCGTACATGATGAAGGATCGTCCTGTTATCGCCTATCAGGATGACACGGTTCCTGGTCGTTTCTGGGGTCGTGGGACGGTTGAGAAGGCTTACAACATGCAAAAGGCCATTGATGGTCAGTTGCGTGCTCATATGGACTCCTTGGCCCTTACAACGGCTCCTATGATGGCTATGGACGCTACCCGTCTGCCTCGTGGTGCTAAGTTTGAGGTTAAACCCGGTAAGGCTATCCTGACCAACGGCAATCCCAACGAGATTCTGTTCCCGTTTAAGTTCGGACAGACCGATGGTAATGCAATGGTAATGTCTCAAAACTTTGAGCGCATGCTGTTACAGGCCACGGGTACGGTGGATAGTTCAGGAATGCCTAGCAATGTGCCTCGTGACGCTGGTGTTGGCGGTATGAGCATGGCTATGGCGGGAGTTATTAAGAAGTACAAGCGTACTCTGACCAACTTCCAAGAAGATTTCATGATTCCGTTCATCGAAAAGGCTGCATTCCGCTACATGCAGTTCGATCCTGAGCGTTATCCGTCTGTTGACATGAACTTTGTGCCTACCGCTGCTCTCGGCGTACTGGCTCGTGAGTTTGAACAGCAGCAGATGATTGGTTTGTTACAGACTTTAGGCCCGAATACGCCTGTTCTGCCGCTGATCCTCAAGGGAATCATGCAAAACAGCAGCCTTACGAACCGTGCAGAGCTTATGCAGGCACTGGAGCAGATGTCTCAGCCCTCACCCGAGGTGCAACAGGCTCAGATGCAGCAGCAACAGGCTCAGATGGCTCTTCTGGAGGCTCAAGTGGCTGAGTTGCAGGCTAAGGCCCAGCGTGAGCAAGCAGAGGCTGCTAAGGCCGTTGCAGAGGCTCAGGCAACTCCGCAGATTGCCCAGGCTAAGCTGGTTTCTGCTTTGACCAACAACCTGAATGAGGATAACGAAACCAAGGACTTTGAGCGCCGTGTGCGTTTAGCTGAGATTGCCCTGAAGGAAAAGGACATTGACAGCAACGAACGCATTGCCATGACACAAATGATGCGAAAACAGTAAAAAACACTTGACAAAATCATAAAACTAGTGTATAATACTCTTATTAGCAACTACAAAGGACTCCAATGGAACAATCCTTGTCGCAGTATTACGAAGAACAATTCTCATTGTTCTCCCAGCAAGGCTGGAAAGACCTCACAGAAGACTTACAGAAGTTAAGAGACAGTATTGATGACTTGTCGGCTGTAAAAGACTCCAATGATCTATGGTATCGCAAGGGGCAGTTGGACATTCTTGATCTGATCATCGACCGTAAGAAAATGTGTGAGAAAGTCTTTGAGGAATTGCAAAATGCGGAGAATATTTGAATTTGCCTGTCCTTGCGGACTGGTGTTTGAGAAGTTGGTAGACGACAGAACCCGTGCTATTGAATGCGGATGTGGCATGGCAGCAGAACGGATCATGTCTGCTACTAACTTCAAACTGGAAGGCATCACTGGTGCCTTTCCTGGTGCGTATTCCCGTTGGGAGCGTGTGCGTGCCGAAAAGATGAAAGAAGAACGCAAGAAGGCCGCTTCTCATGGGGAGTAAGCGGGAACCTGAATGCAATAATGTCCTAAAACCCAAAAGGGCAGGATGAAAGGTTTGGTATGGCTCTAATTGACAATGAAGAACTGAATCAGGGCAGTGAACTGGAAGCAGTTGAACAACAAGAAGCAGCTAAGGCTGTTGAACCGGAAGCTCCTAAAGTCCCGAGTAAATACCAGGGCAAGACTTTAGAAGAAATCGTGCAGATGCATCAAGAGGCTGAAAGGCTCATTGGTCGTCAGGCACAAGAGGTTGGTGAAGTTCGCAAGCTTGCAGATGAACTACTGAAACAACAACTCTCTCAGAAGAAAGAAGCGCCGCCGCAAGTTGAAAATGAATTAGACTTCTTTGAAGACCCCAAGACCGCTGTTCAGAAAGCTGTTGCCAATCACCCCGATGTACTTGCTGCAAAGCAAGCCGCACGACAGATGCAACAGTTACAGACGCAAGCTGCTCTGGCTAAGAAGCATCCTGACTTTGCTCAGGTTGTACAAGACCCGGAGTTTGTCAACTGGATTAAAGCCTCACCGATGCGTATTAACATGTACGCACTGGCTGATGCCCAGTATGACTTCAATGCTGCTGATGAACTGATTTCTACATTCAAGCAGATTCGTGGAGCAAGGACGAATGAGACTGTCACTACGGGACAGGAAGTTCGTGCTAAAGACATGAAGGCTGCTAGTGTGGATGTTAGCGGTACCGGGGAAGCATCCAAGAAAGTCTATCGCCGTGCCGACCTTATCCGGCTAAAAATGACTGACCCCGCACGATATGAAGCCTTACAACCTGAAATCATGGCTGCATACTCGGAGGGGCGTGTGAAATAACTTTTGATTTTAGGAGATTAATATGCCTTTAGGTACTAATAATGTGACCGTGACGACCGCAGCAACCTTCATTCCTGAAGTATGGAGTGATGAGATTGTTGCGTCTTACAAGAAAGCCCTCGTTGCCGCTAACCTCATCAAGAAGATGAACTTCAAGGGCAAAAAGGGTGACACCGTTCATATCCCCGCCCCGACCCGTGGCGATGCCTCTGCCAAGGCTGCTGGTAGCCAAGTGACGCTGATCGCCGCTACCGAAGGCGAGAAGACCGTTGCTATCGACCAACACTGGGAATACTCGCGTCTGATCGAAGACATCGTGGAAGCCCAAGCCCTGTCGAGCCTGCGTCAGTTCTACACGGACGATGCTGGCTACGCTCTGGCTCGTAAGGTTGACAGCACGCTGATCCAACTGGGCCGCAAGGTTCAGGGTGGTGGCGGTACCGCTGCTTATAGCGGTGCTTTCTCTGGCGCTGACGGCACGACCGCCTACAACGCTGGTGCTAACACGGGCTCTGGCGCTCTGACCGATGCGGCTATCCGCCGTTCGATCCAGCGTCTGGACGACCAGGATGTGCCGATGGACGGTCGTTTCCTGATCGTTCCCCCGTCTACCCGTAACACCCTGATGGGCATTGCTCGTTTCACCGAGCAGGCTTTCGTGGGTGAGCAGGGCAACGCTAACACGATCCGCAACGGCGAGATCGGCAATGTGTACGGCATCCCCGTGTTCGTGACCAGCAAC